CTATGATATTGAAGAGAATGATGGCTCTTATAGTATGATAGGTGCAGATGCTATGTTGAAAGCTGAGAAACTGTCTGACTACTTTATTAACATGAGTAAAAAAGTTAAGATTGATGCACAGGATAAAAAGGATATGAAGTATATTATTAAGGCAGACCAAAGCATGAACTCATTTGATAAATTTAAGTCTATTTATACTCAAAATAAAGACCTTAATCAGTCAAGTGTAGCTGAGATATTGGGAGTATCAAGGCAGACAATTAATAAATATATTAAAAAGATAGATAATGCTGACAATAACCAACGAGGATAACATGGAGCTCATGGCACGCTATCCAGATAACTATTTTGACTTGGCTATTGTTGACCCGCCTTATGGGATAAATATAAATGAAAGCATAGGCAGGAGAAAAGGAGAAAAACATAGTGGATATAAAAAGGTAAAATGGGATAATAAAATACCTACTAAAGATTATTTTGATGAGTTATTTAGAGTATCAAAAAATCAAATTATTTGGGGTGGTAATTATTTTTTAGATTATTTAGATGCAACACCTTGTTTTTTAATGTGGGATAAAGGATTTTCTGAACTTGTAACATTTGCACAATTTGAATTAGCTTGGACTTCATTTAAAACAAGTAGTAAAAAATTTAATCATTCTCACATTCAAAATGACAAACAACACCCAACACAAAAACCTGTGGCACTTTACAAATGGCTCCTTGACAAATACGCTCAACAAGGTAATAAAATCTTAGATACCCACCTTGGCAGTGGCTCAATTGCAATAGCCTGCCACGATTACGGCTTTGATTTGACAGCATGTGAACTTGATAAGGAGTACTTTGATAAGGCAATGCAAAGGATAACTAATCATACTAATCAATTAAATTTATTTATATGAAACGAATTAACAAAGACAAACTCAATGCTCTCATGATGGAGAGTTTAAAACTGAAATATCCAAACATGCCAGAGGCATACATACCAAAGACTGATTGGACAGATAACTCAGCCAACTCACTTACAAAATGTGTCATTGCATGGATACAGTTCATGGGCGGTCAAGCTGAGCGAATATCATCTCAAGGTCAGTACAGGGAAGGAGCTAAGATACCTGTTGGATCTGGCATCATGGCTCACACAAAGCAGCTGCCCGGCAAATGGACACCTGGACAATCAACCAAAGGAACTGCAGACATATCTGCCACCATAAGAGGCAGGTCAGTTAAGATTGAGATTAAGTATGGCAAGGATAGACAATCAGATGCACAAAAGGAATATCAAGCAGCCATTGAGAGAGCAGGTGGGGTATATATCATTGTCAGAGACTTTGATAGTTTTGTTGAGTGGTATGAACAATTTACATTAGGATTATGAATATATTAGAGCTTCATGCTGGCAGCAGATCCATTGGTAATGCTGCAGAAAAATTAGGCTTAAATGTTTTTAGTGTTGATTGGCAAAAATTTGACAATATAAATTTAGTTATTGATATTGAAAAATTACAACCAAGTGATATTCCATTTATTCCTGATATTATTTGGACAAGCCCAGATTGTACTACTTATTCAGTCGCTGCAATAAGTCACCATAGAAATGGATTAATGCCAATTAGTGATTATGCTAAAAAATGTGATAGAGTAAATTTCAATCAAATTAAACTAATTAATCATTTTTTAAATATCAATCCTAAATTAAAATTTTTCATTGAGAATCCAAGAGGTATGATGAGAAAAATGCCATTTGTAAATGGAATAGATAGAGTAACAGTTTGGTATTGTCAATATGGAGATGATAGAGCAAAGCCTACAGATATATTTTCAAATCATTTATTTTCTATTTTTAATCAAAACGGATGGATTCCTAAACATGAATGTTATAATGGTAATAAAAAATGCCATCATGAATCTGCACCAAGAGGATCTAAAACAGGAACTCAAGGAAAAAATGGTAGTTATGACCGTAGCAAAATACCTAATAAATTATGTATTGATATATTAAAATCATGTCTATAAAAATGAGAATCAAACTAAAAATGCCTAAATTCAAAGTAAAATTGAAACATCTTAGGAAAAAATATAAACACCCGGTGAAGGGGATTAATAATGAAATTGATTAAATTATGACATTAGATTCACACGAAATTAGATTAGGTAACTCATATAAGATTGAGTTAGGTGATGGAACTTATAAGATTGGACTTATAAACTTAGAGGATATTGAGAACTTATTAGATGATGAGATTGATGACTTCTATCAAGCAATGGAGATAAGTAAAGAGTGGCTGTTAAAATTAGGCTTTAAATACAATGAGTTTGAGGATTTATATCAAAAGGATGGATTTGATGTGGATATAGAGGATGGTGTGTACTGTCACTTTTATCTTAATGAATATGGTGATTGGTACAAAGATATTGATTACGTTCACCAACTTGAAAACCTGTACTTTGCACTGACTGGAGAGGAGTTAACATACAAATGTTAATAACTTTATTTTGTACTTATGCAATCTTTTATTAACTTTGATGCAATAAATAAAAACAGTATGGAAAAAGAAATCAAAACAGCTACTGAGAAAATCAAGGAGCTGAATGAGTTGAGTAACACACTCACTCTACACCAAAAACTACACCGGGCAAAGTTAGCCATTGGTAAGGTTACTAAGAACGCACAAAGTCATCACTCAAAGTACGCTGACCTTAATGCTATCCTTAGCACTGTTGAGCCTGTACTCTTAGAGAATGGCTTGCTACTTATTCAACCTATTCAAGGTAACAGTGTATGCACTCAAATAGTAGATATTGACTCAGGTGTAATGCTCGAGTCATGTATGGACTTACCTCAAGGTATCACACCTCAACAAATGGGGTCTGCCATAACCTACTATCGTAGGTACACACTTCAAAGTGCTCTCTCATTGCAGGCAGTGGATGATGATGGTCAACAGGCATCTAAGGAGACACCAACTGAGACTAAAAAAGAATCATTATCAGATGCACGTTTCAAGGCTGCTCTTGCTAAGATAGCATCTAATGAGTTCACAGTTGAGGAGTTGAAAGCTAAGTTTTATTTAACCAAAGAACAGGAGGCACAACTATGAAATGGAGGCCATCACAATTAGGTAAGCTCATGACTAACTCCAGGAGTAAGTCAGAGCTATTGTCTGAGACTGCTAAGTCTGAGATACGTAAGATAGCAAAACAGGACTTCTTTGGATACAGCTCAGACATTAAGACTAAGCCAATGATCAAAGGAACTGATTGGGAGCAGGATGGTATTGACTTACTCAATGAGGTTCGTTTCACTAAGAAGTACAGTAAGAACACAATCAGAGTAACTAATGACCTCATGTCAGGGTGTTGTGATATCTTACTTGATGAGGTGATCATTGACATCAAGAGCTCCTGGTCATTAGAGACCTTCCCGGCAACACCATCCGAAGGTGAGAACTCAGACTATGAGTGGCAGGGTAGAGCATACATGTGGCTCTATGATAGGCCATCATTTGAGTTAGTGTACACCATGTATGATACAGATGATACTCTGCTCACTGATTGGGATAACAAATCAATCCATAAGGTCAAGCACATACCTGCACACCATAGAGTGACTGTGTTAAGATATGAGAGAGATACAGCCATTGAGGAACAGATTAAAGAGAGATTAATAGCATGCTCTGAATATTATGCTCAATATGTAAATGAATTAAATAATAAATAAATGTCAGAATCAACAATCAAAGGAGCTATCAAGCTCATCAATCCGATCAAAGTGATCAGTGATAAATTCTCAGTGAGAGAGTTCGTAGTAACAACACCGGATGCCAAGTATCCACAGGATATAATATTCCAAACAGTCAATGATAAGATGGCTGTATTAGAGTCATTGGGTGTAGGTCAGCAAGTGGAAGTATCATACAATGTGAGAGGCAGGGAGTTCAATGGGAAGTATTACAATACTCTTGATGCATGGAAGGTGCAGGTCATTGGTGGTCAAGCGGCTCAAACAACAAATAATGATGACGATGGCTTCCCGTTCTAAGACTGTGTACATCAAAGATGGTGAGACGCTCACTGACTCAATTAGAGCTGAGTTGTTTGATAAGCTATCAAGGAGATATAAAGTTGTTCACCTTGCAGAGGATGTTGGAGTGGATAAGTTTCAGATGTACAGGTTCATGCATGGAAATGAGGTCACAGGTAAGTTCTATGATAAGGTGTTTAAATACTTGATGAAATGACAATAACCAATGAAGATAACATGGAGCTCATGGCTCGCTATCCAGATAACTATTTTGATTTGGCAATAGTTGATCCGCCTTATGGGATAGGTATAAGTAAAACAGGAACTTTAGGAAATAGCACTTTTAAAAAGAAAGATTGGGATAATTCAATACCAACAAAAGAATATTTTGATGAATTATTTAGGGTAAGTAAAAATCAAATTATTTGGGGTGCAAATTATATGACTGAATTTTTAAAACCAAAGTCAAGTTGGATTTTTTGGGATAAATTACAACCAGAAGACTTTACGATGGCGATGGGAGAATTAGCTTGGACATCTTTTGATAATCCTATTAAAATTTTTAAAAAAGGAGTCAGAGGTGGTTTTTTAACAAATGGAACTATTGACCACAGAACACACCCAACCCAAAAACCCGTTGCTCTTTACAAATGGCTCCTTGACAAATATGCTCAACAAGGTGACAAAATACTTGACACCCACTTAGGCAGTGGCTCAATAGCTATTGCTTGTCATGATTACGGCTTTGATCTCACAGCCTGTGAACTTGATAAGGAGTATTTTGATAAAGCAATGACACGAATTAACAACCATGTAGCACAACAGAAACTATTTTAATATGAACTACTTAGAACAATTAGTCAACAATCTGAACTTAGATGGGATATACTACACACCTAAGGAACTGATTGATAAGCTCAACACCGATTGCATCATAGGAAACCCACCGTACAAGGTCTGAGGCTCTGGTAAGCCAACCCCCTATCACTCGCACCTGAGAGCGTTGTCATAGGGTCATATAAGGAGAGTGTAACAGCTCTCCTTTGTCATGTTAATAACTTTTATTATCTTAGC